AACAACTTCCACGTTCAAGGTGAAGCTGGTCACGGTGGTCCTGGTGTTCTTCTTAATGGTCTTAACTCTGGTTCAACTCTAGGCCTACCACTTGCTGGTGGCGGCGGTGGAGCTGGCTGGAATGCTAACAACTCTATTAACCAAGCTACACCTGGTATTGGTCAGAATGGTGGCGGTAAGGGTGCTCCAACATGGTTGGCAACCCAGGCTTCTACTACACCTGACTACTACGCTCGTGGTCTTGACGCAATTGCTAACACTGGCGCAGGTGGCGGTGGTGGTGGTTCTAACTGGACTAACACTCCAAACACACTTATTACACACAACTCTGCTAACGCAGCAGTTAACTACGAAGCATTAACATCCGAGTTCTTTAAGTGGAACCCTGTTTACAATGCATCAACTGTAATCTCAGCACAGGCTGGTTTCTATGGTTCAAACGTTCTACGTGCGACCATCCAGGATACTGGTAACGCAAAGATTACAACTTCATGGCAGTCCTTCCCAATCCTTCCACGTATTCCACTAGTATTCCCTGGTGTGGCTGCGCGTCTAACCACTGCTCCTGGCGGTGCTACATCGTCACAGTTCACTGGTCTACCAAAGCGTGTACGTCCAACAGTTCGCTGGAAGAATGACCGTAACGTCATCATTCGTGAAGACCGCCCTCCATTTGATATCCAGTTCTCTGGTACAAACACCGTCACCTTCCTAGGTGCAGCGGGTGCAACATCAGGTATCTGGCAGACATTGGCAGCTCCAGCAGATGCATCATTCTTTGATGTAACATGGGAGCTCCTATACATGGATGCTGGTGACGTTGTTGACCTAGACTTCGGTGGTTGCCAGTATTACGGATACCAGAGCTTCGGCGGTAACGGTGCAGACGGTTACGCTATGATTCGCTGGTTCGACAAGGCAACCCTCTAAGGAGATAGAAAATGGCTAAATTCGCACTCGTTGATGACAACATCATTACTCAAGTACAGGTTGCTGAGGATATTGATTCCCTTGGACCTCTTGCACTTCTTTTCGAAGTCGTGCAGGTTGACGGCCTATCACCAGAACCATCACGTGGTTGGACCCGCGTTGATGGCGTATGGTTCCCACCAAGCACACCTGAAGCAGCAAAAGAACTTTGGAACGGCTCTGGCTTTGAAGCAATCGAAGCACCTGCTGAAGAAGAAGAAGAACCTTCAAAGAAAGGCAAGTAACCAATGGCCATTTCATCACAGCCAACAGTTCTAGCACAGTCTAATGATGCCTACATTAACGTAGGTGTTACAGGCCGTCTTCAGACCTTCTCGGCAGCAACAGGTACACTAGCTATCAACCCAACCAATGGTTCATTTATCCGAATCACTAACTTGGTTGGCGCAGTCACCGTAAACTGGACAGGCGTGCCTTCTGGTTATGGTACTCGCTGGCAGGTTGAGGTTCGTAACCGTGGCGCTAACGCAGTTGCGTTCAACGGTGTCACATGGGATGGTGGCTCAGCTCCAACTCTCGCATCTGGTACAAACGCATCAGTCCTAAGCTTCTACTCACCAGACGGTGGAGTAACTGTTTACGGACGCCTTGAGTTTGCAACCCTCGTCTAATATAGATTAGAAATAGCTCCCCGCCGTCCTCAGGGACTGGCGGGGCTTTTCTATTTAAGGATACAATTCATATATGAAAATAGCCGTATACACCATCGCATTAAATGAAGCACAGTTTGTCGAACGTTGGTACGAGTCTGCAAAAGAAGCAGACTACCTAATGATTGCTGACACAGGTTCGGCAGACGGTACTGTGGAGAAAGCCCGCGAACTAGGTATCACTGTTCACACAATAAGCGTACGTCCATGGAGATTTGATGACGCTCGTAACGCAGCCCTTGCCCTACTGCCAGATGATATTGACTACTGCATCTCTTTAGATATGGATGAGGTACTCGAACCAGGCTGGCGAGATGAGATGGAAAAGATACCTGCAGGTTCTACCCGTATACGCTACAACTACACTTGGAACTTTAACCCAGATGGGACACCAGGCCTAACATTTGCTGGAGATAAGATTCATGCACGTCACGGATACCGATGGCAACACCCTGTACACGAGTGTTTATATACAGACCGTTTAGTTGAGAAAGAATACTGGAGTCAACTAGGGCTATGGCATAAGGCAGATGACAGCAAGTCTCGTGGTCAATACCTCCCTCTGCTTAAGTTATCTATAGAAGAAGACCCGCACAACGACCGTAACGCCTACTACTACGCACGTGAGTTATTCTTTCACGGTCAAATAGAAGAAGCCCTAGTCCAATTTAAACGCCATCTATCTTTGCCTAAGGCGCTATGGAAAGCAGAGCGAGCGTCCTCTATGCGTTATATAGCTAAGTGTTCTACAGATGAAGCAGAAAAGCTTAAGTGGTGGAAGCTTGCTGTTCAAGAGGAGCCTGCCAAAAGAGAAGCTTACGTAGAGCTGGCACAGTATCACTATGACAGTGGTCGTATTGAAGAGTGTTACATGTGGGCTAAGAAGGCAGTTAATATTAAAAACAAAAGCATGGACTATTTAAATGAGGCATTTGCCTGGGGCGCAACTCCCTATGACCTAGCTGCTGTATGTGCATTCTGGCTAGGAGAAAAGGATAAAGCCCTTGAATACGGAACCATTGCAGCAGAGTTAAGCCCTACAGATGAGCGCATAATCGGTAACCTTGAACTCTACAAGAAGGCGGTAGAAGATTGAGAGCTCACGCACCAGGCGGTCGCTTTGATGCAGACTTTGAAACCGACAAGGTACTAGAAGGCGTAGACGCAGACCTCAAGAGGCCTGTAGGAACTACCGCTCAATGGTTTATCTGGGACCCTGTTGCTACCGTGCTTGACCCTATTTATGATGTAGGACAAGACCTATCTACCGCAACTGGTGGTCGTATGTGGCGAGGCCCATTTGAATTACCAATTGTCAGAGCCGTAATTAAACAAGGTGGAGTAAAGAACAGTCAACGCGGTTACTACGGCGCAGACTCTTTACACCTCACCCTTAATGCTGAAGACGTAGAGAAAATTGCACCAGGGGTTATTGGTAACCCAGACCTACAAGCTCGTGGCCGTATCCTATGGAAGGGCCAGGTATATCGCCCTTATTACATCCAACAGGCAGGCATTGTTGCTGAAAGATTCACCCTCTTGGTTGTAGAATGTATGCAGGTCATGGCCGACGAAATGGTCAACGACCCACAGTTCCTGGCACTTGCTGGGTATATTAAATAGGAGACGCCATGGCAGTTATTCACCAAGCTTTTACAGTAGGAACAAGCCCAGTTTTGCTTGCTACTATCCACGCTAAGAACCCAGAGACAACTGTTCAAATCGTTAATGACGATAACAACAGCATCTATATCGGCGACATCACTGTTGCAACCAGCGGCGTAGACAAGGGTCTTACAGTAAAGAAGGACTCTGTGTATAGCATCAGACTAAATGCGGACGATAAGCTCTACGGTATCGCGGCTACCTCTACTGGCGCTAACGCTGTATCCGTTCTCTACTCAAGCGTGTTTGCATAATGTCTAAAGATACTAACCCTTGTTGGGACGGCTACGTCCAAGTAGGTATGAAGACTAAGGGTGGCAAGAAAGTTCCGAACTGCGTCCCCGCAGGTTCTGGCAAAAAGAAAGTCTCCAAACCAAAGAAAGCGAGCAAGTAATATGTGTGCTACATGTGGATGTATGGGAAAGAAGAAGGCTGCTAAGAAGGTCGCTAAGAAGGCGGCTCCAAAGGGCATGTCATCTAAGCAGAAGAAACTTGATATGGATAAAGACGGCAAGCTAGAAGGCTCAGACTTCGCTGCCCTACGAAAGAAGAAGAAGTAATGTGCGCCACCTGTGGCTGCGGTAAGCCAAAAGACAAGCATGGTATGAAGACCCTACAAGCTGCTAATAAGAAGTTCGCTAAGAAGGCTGCTCCAGCAAAAGGCAAGAAGTCCTCAATGGTTAGAAAGAAGGGCATGTAATGGCTACCTTTAACTTCGGCAAGTACACAGAGGCCAAGGATAAGAAGAAAGATGCCAAGATGACCAAGGGTATGACCCCAGCTCAGAAGGCAAAGTTTGAGAAGGCTGACAAGGCTCACGGAGCTAAGAAGAAGCCTAAGACCATGGCTGAAGATAAGAAGATTGACGCCAAGATTATCAAGAAGATTAAAAAGAAGTAATACGCTTAGGGCCCCGAAAGGGGCCCTTTGCTTTATCCTTATAGTGAATCCATGCGGGATTCAAAGCTTTACCCCCTGCGTTGTACCTTGCGAAATCTAGGATGGACATGCCTAAAAAAGTATCCTCAGCATCTGACACAGACTTCAGACGCGAGATTAATAAGGCCATTCCTGGTAATGCTGTCACTGCAGCTTTGGGAGCTTTGACTGTCGCAAATGTACTACTGGGGAGACACGTTGCTAAGCGTAGACAATCTCGTAGAGGCTAAGGCCTCCGAAGGTTCATCAGAAATGACTGCAGCTCTTCGTGAGCGTGCAGTAGCTGCTGGCTGGCCATCAGATGTAATCCCTCAAATGTCAGTTAACTTTGACGGTTCTAATTTAAACTACAACGTCCCCGATAAAGCATGGGACCTAGAATACGGTGAGCCTAATAAGTCCGCCCCGACCTCTGTTATGCGCGGCTTGAATTACCGACTACACGGTTTTATGGATGAAATCATAGACAACGAGCTCCTTGACCGCATGGTTATGGAAGACGAGGTGTTCCATGGGTAGCCCATTTATTATTGCGGAAGATGAAGCAATCAAGAACTACCTTCAGGGTATGGTCGTTGCTGATGAGAAGTCGGCTGCTAATAACGGCCCTACTGAAACAATTAAGACCCGTCCTGTAAAGGTCTGGTTTGGGTATCCAGATGTGGAAGCTCGCGCACAAGAGTTCCCTTTTGTAACAATAGATTTGATTGATGTTGTTCCAGCTAACGACCGCCAGGTTCAAGGAAAGTTACACGACGGAGATTACCGTGGAACTATTACAGCTGTGCCAGGTCTAGCTTACGAGTATGACTACCCAATTGCTTACGACCTTATTTATCAGCTTACAACATATGCAAGACACCCACGACATGACAGGGCTATCCTGTTTCAAATGTGGAATAAGTTTCCAGCCAAGTACGGCGTACTGCCTGTAAGTAATCAGTTAGGAACTGAGTACAGCAAGCGGTCTATGTTCGTGGATGGATATGCAAAGCGAGATACGTTTGAGGATGCGGAAAGTGGAAACCGACGCCTCCTACGTAACGTCTTTACATTAAGGGTGGTTAGCGAAATGACCCCAGCAACAGCAGCTGCTGCAATACCTGCAGTTACTCGTGTCAATCTTAACCTTCCAGTAAACAACCAGACGTCTATCCCTTCGGTCTACGAAATCTTGTAATAAACGGCAACCACGTATAATCTATTTAAGGAGATAATTTAAATGACCTTTCAACGCCCTGGGGTATACGTTCAAGAAACGTTAAACCCTATTCAGCCAATCGCTGGAACCAACTCAGAGTTTATTACAGCTTTTGTTGGTGAAGACGACCGCGGCCCAATTAACACGCCTACACTTGTAACCTCTTGGAACCAGTACGTAACACTATTTGGTTCTTGGAATCTTTACACCAACAACTCTATACCACTTGCAGTTTATATGTTTTTCTCAAACGGCGGAAGCTCGCTTTACGTAACACGTGTTGCAGCAAGCCCAGGCCTTTCTACACGCTCACTTAATGACCGAGCTGTTAGCGCCTCAGCAACTCTTCAGGTAGCTGCTAAGAACCCTGGTCGTTGGGGTAACGATTTAAACATCTCTATTTCTAACTCTGTTGAAACTGGATACTTTGACCTAGTTGTCTATAGCGGCGGTACAACAGACTCTAACGTTGTAGAGACATTTACTCAGCTATCAATGACAGCATCGGACGCACGCTACGCACCAACAAATGTTAACGTGGTATCTAACTACGTAACTTTGACAGACCTAAACTCTTCAAACACTGGAACCACAAGAAACCCAGCTGTTGTTGTTAACCAGCCACTTGCTGGTGGAACAGTTGGAAACGCTGTTTCAGTTACTGAATACTCAGCAGGACTTGCAGCGTTTGATACAGTTCTTCAGTCTTTGGTTCTTAACTTGCCAGGTCAGACAGCTGTAAACGTTGTCAATGCTGCAATCAGCTACGCTGAAAGTCGCGATGATGTGTTTGTAGTTGTTGATGGAATTGACAACACCCCAGCAGACCAGCTAACTCTTTCAAACCAATACACAACAAGCTCTTTAGCTGCTGTCTACTACCCACCTCTTGTTATTACAGACCCAACCCTAGCCCCTGGTGCTACCACTGGTAGAACTTTAACTGTGGGTGCTGGAGCTGCTATAGCAGGTCTTATCTCTACCACTGATAACTCTCGTGGAGTTTACAAGGCACCTGCTGGTTTGCAGGCTCGTCTTGCAGGTGTTGTATCAACACGTCAGCTTACAAATGCAAACCTTGACTCCCTTAACACAGCTGCCAAGCCTGTAAATGCTATTCGCTTTATTCCAGGTTCAGGCTATGTAGTAATGGGAGCAAGAACTCTTAAGGCAGGCTACATTGATAAGTACGTACCAGTACGTCGTTCACTTATTTACTTACGTAAGTCTCTTACAGACCTTACTCAGTTTGCTATCTTTGAGCCAAACAACGAAGGATTGTGGCGTCGTCTAGACGCAACAGTGTCTTCATTCCTCACACAGTTCTGGTCACAGGGAGGCCTACGCGGCACTACTCCTAGCCAGGCATTCTTTGTCAAGGTTGATGCTGAGAACAACCCTCAGTACCTAATCGACCAAGGCCAAGTAAACATTGAAGTTGGCGTTGCACTACAGCGTCCAGCCGAATTCGTAATTATCAAAATTGGCCAGTTTGACGGTGGAACCACCGTTACTGTTGCGTAAAGGAGAGCCAAGTAAATGACAACCCCCTCAAGTATCATCAATCGCTTCTCGAAGCTATCGACTGACCCGCTACGCTCGTTCCGATTTTATGCACAGTTTACACCCGCAGCAGGTGGCGCACCGTTCACTGATAAAATCCTAACTGGCTCAAGCACAGAACCAGCAACCTCTGGTGTTTCTACTAGCTGGATTGGTGGTTTCTCACAAATCTCTGGTCTAAGCATTAACACACAGTCCATCCAATACCGTGAAGGTGGCTATAACACCACTGTTCACCAGGTGCCAGGTATGACTACTTTCAGCCCAATTACTATGCAACGTGGTGTCCTTTACGGAAACGACCAAGCTATTACTTGGATGCGTGGACTATTTGCTACATCTTCAGGTGAAGGTATTGCAATGCGTCAGGCTGGAGTGGATAAGAACTTCCGCGTAGACATCACTGTCTATGTTATGGACCACCCAAACACTGCTACAAACGCAGCGACCACAACTGCAAATGACAACACACCACGTATGGGATTCAAGATTCATAACGCTTGGATTACTACGCTAAACTATACAGACCTAAATGCTGCTGACGGAGCGATTCTTTATGAGTCAATGTCACTAGTTCACGAGGGTCTATCAGTATTCTTTACTGGTGATGATTACAAGCGTAAGGATACTGGAAAGCTTTAAACCGACTAATAGGAGTATAAAATGTCAGATATTATTACCGATGCACAATTACTACAACAGTTCGCTGAAAAGATTTCAGAGGAGCCCGCGCCTAAGATTAAGACGCGGGCGCCTTCTGAGTCAGAGGTAGAACTGCCTGGTGGTTTTGTTGACCTTAAAGGTGAACTGCACACTTCGGCAGAGGTTAGGGAACTAACAGGAGCAGATGAAGAAGCTGTAGCTAAGTCAGGCTCTTCAGGAAAAGCTCTTAACGTTCTACTAGCCAGAGGCTTGGTAAAGCTTGGAGACAAGGAAGCCACAGCCGATGACCTAGATATGCTGCTATCGGGAGACCGTGACGCAATCCTTCTAGGTATTAGAAGAGTTACATTTGGACAGACATCTAACCTAATGGTTAAGTGTTTTTCTTGCCAAGACGAGCATGAGACAACAATTGACTTAACAGAAGATGTCCCTGTTGTTAGATTGAAAGACCCAGTGGGAGACCGCGTATGGGTTATGGATACTAAGCAAGGTCCAGTAACTGTGGCTCTTCCAAACGGAATAACACAAAAAAGGCTGATGGAAAACTACGACAAGACATCAGCTGAGATTAATACACTCTTACTATCTGGATGTATTGTTTCAATAAACGGTGAACCATCTGTTGGAGCTGGTACTGCACTATCCCTTGGTATGGCAGACCGCACCCGCGTAATCGACGAGATTATCAAACGCAACCCAGGCCCTCGCCTTGGGGAGGTGAAGAAAGCTTGCAAGGCATGCGGTGAAGATATTTCTCTACCGCTTAGCTTGCTAGATTTGTTTCGTATATAGCGAACCAGATTACGAAGAGCTACTTGACCAGTATGAAGTTCTAACAAGAGCTTTTACTGGTTGGACACTCGCAGACATACGCGCCTTATCAGTTCGTGAAAGACAGAACTGGTTAGAACGTTCCCAACGATATCAACCTAGAGGATAGTGATGGCAAGAGAAGACCTTAACATGGGTAGCTCTAACGCTGCCGCGTTTATCTCATCCCTAAGAACTGGCCTGTCCTCACTGCGACAGGAGATGAACCTCCTAAAGCAAGACACAGGAGGTTGGTCAAACCTACTCGGCGGAGCGATGGGAAAGATGAGTGGCCGCGGCGGCGGTTACGGACAGCCTGGTAACAATCTTGTTGCTCCTGTACCAGTATTTAATGTAACAACCCTAGGTGACACATCACAGGGTTACATGTACGAACAGTCTGGTCATAACCGACTGTTTAATGCTCCTGGTATAGAACCATACCGCCCTCTACCTACATACTACACAGGCGCACCGACAGGTGCTGGCGGTGGCGGTGGGGGCATGTCTCCTGCTATGCAGCGCGGTTTAATGGGCGGTGCTGTTGGTGGTATCGCTGCAATGCCTACCGCAAAAGAAGCTGTTGAATATGAACTTGCTACTCAAAGAATGGTGTTCTACCAGCAGCAAGCATCTTATCAACCTGGTGGAAGAATCAGACCTTTCTCTAATTTAATCCCAGGTAACCCAGACCCTAACAGCGACTACGCAAGAGCAACTGCGCTACTCCAACAACTAGGGCGTAGTGGAACAACTACAGGTAAGTTTGACACTGTACAAGCAATGGAAGCTGCACGACAGCTTGGTATTGGTGGGCCTAACTTTGCAAGCGTAGCGCTAGGCACAGCACAGATGTCTAACATCACTCCTGGTATTGGTGTTGAAGGCTCAATGCGAGCATACGGCGCCGTACAACAAGGTCGTAACGTTAATATGCTTCGCGGTATTGGTATTCGTATTCGTGGTGAAGATGGTTCTATGAAACCTATGCCACAAATTATTGACGAAATTTGGTCTAAGTTAATGAGAGAAAAGATGGGTAACGAACCCATCACTGTACAAGATGTTCAGATATCTCTACAGCCTGGTAACGCTCTTGCATCTATGCTTGACCAGTACTTTGGAAACGACCCACTACTTCGTAAGCAAGTAGAAGATGGACTTATGCTTAAAGCCAGAAGCGGCGGTGTAGCGTTTGCTGGTAGAGACCTTAAAAAACTGGGAGAAAAATACGGAGCTACTACACCTGCAGTCAGTTCTTTAAGCCAAAGAATTACTGAGTCTACTAGAAACTTACAACAAGCGGCTCCCGCTATGTCTGACGCGTTTACAGCAGCAAACCGTGTTGTTAGTTACTTCACTGGATTTATGAATTTAATTGATAGGTTCACTGGGTTGTTCTCTGGGTTAAGCGCAATTAAAAGCGGCGCTACTACGCTGGGGTCTAGCGGTCTTGGCAGTATCCTATCTGGAGCTGTTAACTTTGCTGCGGGCCCACTGCTAGGTGGTTTGCTTGGTAATATGTTTAAAGCAGAAGGCGGACCTGTTGGTGGAAAGATGCCTTACGTTGTAGGTGAGCAGGGCCCTGAGCTATTCGTCCCTGAACAGCCAGGAATTATTGTTCCTAACCATGAGTTAAAGAACCACCCCTTCCGACATGCGGGCGGCCCTGCATACCCAGGGCACGCACACAATGGAGAGTTTACAGGACCTAAGGGTTCTGGAGCACAGCAGCTAAGCCCAGATGAGCTAAAGAAAGTTTTAGAAAGAGCAGGATTTGAAGGACAAGGATTAGCAAACGCATTAAAGATTGCGGGCGCTGAATCTGGTAGACGCCCATACGCATTTAACCCACATGGTGGAGACCTATCCTACGGTATATTTCAAATTAACATGCTTGGCGACCTTATGAATGAACGCTTAAATAAGTCTTGGAAAAGTTCAGACGGCAAATCTTTTAAACTAGGTTCAGTAAACGACCTCTTTGACCCAGAGACTAACGCCCGTGTTGCATATCATATGTCTCAAAAGGGATATAACTGGAGCTCTTGGTCTACTAAGTCTGTACTTGGTAACAACAATCCTGAAGGTGAGGGTGGCTCAGATAAGTCCACCTCTGCCTCTGCCTTAGCAAAGGGCAAGGGCGGAGATGATACAAAGTTTAGTTGGTCTAAGTTGTTTACTCAAGATGGAACAAGTAACAAAAACTTAGTGTCAGATTTACTAAAAGGTTTTACCTCTATGTCAAGCCCTGCATTAAAAACTACATCGCAAGTAGGTTCTTCAACGTATAACTATGGTGGTGTGACTGTAAACCTATCAGGTGGCGGAAGCGCACAAGACAATATTGCAGCCCTAAAGGCGGCTCTATCAAACTCAGAGACTCTAGATAAGGCGGCTAAAAACTAATGCCATACTTTGTTCCACCACAGGCACTTCAAAAAAAGAAAGCTACTGTAAAAAAAGATACAGTTAAAACTGCATCTTCTTTAAAAAGAATTAACAACCTAGCTAACGCTAGCGTTGCTGCAACTACAGCTGGAAGTATTGCGTCATCAGCAGCCCCCACAGTTGCTGTTGCTGCGGCTGCCTCTACGGTTGCTGGCTCTGGACTTAACCGTCAAGCTGTTGGTGTCGCCCTTAGTAGAGCAGGTAGGGTTGTAAAAGTCGGAGGCCTTCCTGGACTCGGTGTTGGACTAGGGCTAACTCTTATTGGAAAAGCGTTAGAGAAAACAGCTGTGAAAGAATATGGTGACTTGGTAGGTAATAACACCCCAGATACAAGGCCTAACAAATCATTTCCGCCAAGAGATTATGACTACAACTTACCGCCACATAAGTGGAGCCTTCCTGTAAGACCTCAACGTGTAGACGGCTATGAGGGTGATGGAAACCATGCACAAAACAATCACGAAGGTGACTTCCACCGACTACGTAGAGGTGTTATTTGGCACTGGAGTAACGGAAACGATATTTCTGCTGTCAAAGACGGCGGTGTAATTGAGACAGCAGCTCAGATACAAGCGAAGGCCAAAGGAGACGCAGAAAATAAACTATTAAAGCAGGGCTCTGGAAAAGAAAACAACTATAAATATGGTTTTCAATTCTTATGGAACCCAGAAACAATTTCGTCTTCTATTGCACGAAACATGGACGTAACCCCATCATCAGCTGACCGATTCCGTTCAGTAGCTGGTGCCTTCCCTGGGCAAGAGACCTATCAATTTCAAATTATGTTAGACCGTGTAAATGACTTTGCAGCTTTTAGAAGTATGGCTGGGGATACATACGCAAACTCAATGAACCATCCAAAAGCTGTAGAGGTAAACGCAAACAGCCCACAGGTTAGAGAGAGTAAGTATTCCAAGATACCAACTAGTGCTATGAGCTATTACCCTTCTGCACTTGGGTCTGTAAATATGGAAAAAATTAATGACCTAATGAAGTTTGGAACCATGGCTGACCTTGAGTATTTGTTCAAGGCCCTAAATGGAAACGGTGCTAATCAAGGCTCTGGTGAGTGGGCAACCCTTATGCTTAAGAAGACAGCTAACATTGGATTCCTATCCCCAAGCCTTCTTGGTTTCAGATTTGGCCCTAATGCTCAGCAGCAACTTTCTTTTGTTGGATGGATAACAAACATGTCAATTAATCACACCTACTTTACAGAAGACATGATTCCTTTACGCACAACCGTATCGTTTAGCTGTGACGCCTTTGCTGGCTCTACAGTAGTTTAGGAGGAAACATGACTATATATTTAGGTTCTAGATACGAGCCATCGTTTGTTGACTTTGTTTCTACTACCCCTAACGGGGATGAGAATCCTATTGTTTTTTACGATTTTCCTGATATAGGAACGCTTACCTACTACGAGCACACATATAAAGAAGGGGAGCGCTTAGACCAGCTAGGTAATAAGTACTACAACCGTTCAAGCATGTGGTGGATTATATTGGACCATAACCCTGAAATTAAAGACATCCTTAACATTCCAGCTGGAACTGTGCTGAGGATTCCACGTGTTTAAATTTGTAAGTGTTTCTTTTCCAGACTCTCCTGAAGGCCCAACGTCTGTGTATAAAGCCGTACTCATGCAAAAAACATATGAACATGAGCTATTGGTATTAACGTTTAAAGATTGGGACCCTAAGTACGAATCGATTAGACCAGGAACTCCTATTGAAGTTAAGCTGTCCTCAAACACTACACCTAGAGATTTTTTTGGGTACATTCATCACATTACCCCATCCGCTACTCCAGGCAAAATGTTTACAGAAGTTGTATGTATAGGTGGTTCATTCCCCCTTAAGCAAGCTTCCCAACAGACCTATAGAGATTGCACCGCGGACCAAGTTATAAAAGAAATTTGTATTAAACACAGTTTGCGTTTTATAGGAAAGCCTCACCCTAGAGTTTACGAAATGGTATCTCAAGCTGGGTATACCGACTGGCAACTTGCAGTGCGGTTAGCAAAGCAGATTGGGTACACCCTGCGTGGAGAAAACACTGATATCTATTTTGAACCTATCTTGAGTGACTACGAGTTATATAAGGACGCGGCAAAGGTCTTTATAATGAAAGACGCTAGTGATTCCACTGGCTCTACCTTATATGCCTTTCAACCTTCTATTGGTGAGTCTATTGAGTATGACGGAGAGATGAAGTCCGCTGTAGCTATTAGTGGTGTAGACAGATTTTCTAAAGCTGCTATGGCTCAAACTAAACAAAAGAGAAATAAGACTACAAAAACAAAACGCCAAGACGAGTTCTTTGACCGTTTTAACTCTTTAGTTGTAGCGCCTAACTCTCAGATTGCAACGTATGAAGCAGAAGCAGCTGAGGCTAGGAACTCTTTTCCATACAGAGGTACTGCTAGTGTGCTTGGTGACCCCACCTTGAGACCTAATATGCCTGTATACCTAGCGGGGATTGGGGCTACCTACTCTGGCTATTGGACAATTTTATCTACAGAACACGTAATGATTGAGACTGAAAGAAATGTACCGACCTATGTTACTAACATTGTTGTAGGCACTGACTCTCTTGGCTCTGTAAACGGCGTGGCTGGACTAGAGATTGCAGTACCTGGAAGCCCAAAAAGAAAGATAAAACCTGGTGTGGCCTCTGGTAAACCAAAGACTAGCAAGCCTCTTATAAAGAGTTCAGCCCGTAAAAGTGGTGCTCAAAATAAAGGAAGCTTTGGAAAAATTGGCAACCGACAAAAAGTCACAGCAAAAACTAAACAACCTTCTACCTGGGTTGCTGATAAAAAAACTACTAGGGTAACCTTTACCCCTAAGAAGATTAAGTCACCTACCGTGGCTAACAGGGTAAGGAGCAACGCCGTTCGATGATAGACGATAAAAGATTTTATGGAATCTACCTAGGAATATGCGTAGACGTTAAGGACGATGAGAACGATAATCGAATCCGACTACAAGTGCCTCAGGTTTTAGGTCAGTCAGAGACTGGTTGGGCTAGAGCCTGCCTCCCTGTTACATCTAACAGTAACCACCCTGACCATAAAAAGCACTTAGCTTCTGAGGTTGCAGCCCTTCTACAGGCTCATGCTACTCACGCTACTCACTCAGAAACTATTACAACAAGCGGTGCAACTGTTGGTACCTTTGGTTCTCACACTCATACCGTAACCGTTAGCCTTGCCCATGATGCTCATACCAACAACCACACAGGTAAGAGCCCTGACACTACGTGGAACTTAGACCACGAACACGTGGACACTGAAAACGCAGATAACAAGTGGAATGACGACCAAGAACAAGAGATTGCCAGTACAGCCGAGCACTCACCGCATAGACTAGTACCTAAGCTAGGACAAAAAGTGTGGGTTATGTTTGAGGGTGGGGACCCTAACTTTCCAGTATGGATGGGAGTAGAACTGTGATAGAGAGAGCTATAGCGCTGCCGTTTTCTTTTAATTCAGCGGGGGAACTATCCTATACAAACGATGAAAAAAAGATTATCCAGGACAGGCTCGTGCTAGCAATCATGAGCCGTCCAGGCGAGAGGGTGATGCGCCCAAGCTTTGGAAGCGCAGTTTATGAGACACTATTTGAAGATGAAAATACTGCCATAGCAGTTGCTACTGAGGCAGTAGCCGCATGTTTTACAGAGTTCTTTCCTTACTTAGAGTTTATAGAAGCAGTCCCAAACCTAGATAGTGGTGGAACCTTAGAGTTAGATATTAAATATAGAAAGTCCCAACAGACACTAACAGAATCTTTAAGTATAAAAACTAAGATATTCTCCAGAGCTGGAGAGGTCATACAGGAGGTCAGATAATGGCAAATGAAAACTATGTTCCACAAGTAGATTACACCTCTCGTGACTACCTATCCCTCAAAGAAGAGATGGCAGCTCTCATCCCATACTTTGCACCTAACTGGACTAACCGCGACCCCGCAGACTTTGGCATGACCTTAATTGAGCTGTTTGCATATATGGGTGACCAGCTTAACTACTATATTGACCGCTCTTTAAATGAAGCTTTTATCACCACCTCTAGTCAAAGAGATAACGTTTTAAAAATTGCAAGACTTCTTGGGTATACGCCTACAGAATCTACTGCTGCAAAAGTTCTATTGACTTTTCAAAATTCAACAGCCAACACTATTACCGTACCAAAAAGAACACAGGTATCGACTACCGTTGTTAACAGCGGCTCTACAACCCAAATTATTTTTGAAACTGATAGCGCAGTTGTCGTGCCTGCGAAGGTATCAACAGTTAATGGTTCTATTACAGTAACTGCTACCCAAGGTGAGACTGTTGGGTATGACCCAGTAACACGTCCTGATGAGGGGGAGATAGGCGTATCTGGTGGTGCAGCTAACCAGTTCTACCCGCTTCCAGAATCTCCAGTAATTGCGGGAAGTATTGAGATAGATGTATCTGGAGTTAAGTACTCTTACGTACCGTTTTTAATTGACTACCAAGATTACGACCCAGTTTTTACTACCTTTACAGATGCTGAAGGAACAACCTATGTTCAATTTGGTGACGGCATCAGTGGTCGCATCCCAGCAAACCAGGCTTCAATTAGAGCTACGTACAGAATTGGCGGCGGAAAATTTGGTAACGTTGCAGCCAATACTATTAAGTTTATTAAAACCAATTCCACTATTGGCCTTACTGTAAGCAACCAAGATGTTGGACAGACCTCTGGTGCCGCCTCAGGTGGGGCAGACCCAGAGACCACAGACTCTATTCGTATCAACGCCCCTAGAAGCGTTAGAGCACTTAACCGCGCTGTGTCGTTGTCTGACTACTCTAATATCGCTATTCAAGTACCAAACGTTGCAAAGGCAAACTCTATCTCAGATGTGTACAGCAGTGTAACTATCTTTATTGCACCGTTCGGTGACTCTGGATTACAGGCAGACGGACAGACAGCATCAGATGTATTTAATAACTTAGCAGTTGATATTGGTAAGTTCTTTGAAGATAAGACACCTCCAGGAACTTCAATCACACTTCAGCCACCTGCTTACGTAGACGTAAGACTTAAACTAGAGTGTGTGGTATTGCCACAGTTTAGAAATGCCCAGGTAACGTCTTCAATTCAAGAGGCTATTGCTGAGCTATTTGATTTTGATAACGTATCTTTTAATGACCGCATAACTACGGCAGACGTTTTAGGAGTCATCAAAGAAGTAGATGGCGTTTCTCGCGTGTCTATGAGTAAGATGATTAGAAAAGATGAAGACAAGGTATGGAGCATCAATAACAAGGTTCTACTAAATAACGTAGCTACTCTTACAACTACAGCAACTCACAACCTTCAAGTTGGAGAGACTGTATTGGTAAGTGGTGTTACTGCTCCTTTTGATGGAACCTTTGTTGTTACTGCTGTAGCCCCTACTACTTTTAACTACGCGGTTATTAGTACAAACGTCCCTACGGCTGCCGTATCCCCTGTTGGAAAGGTATCTCTATTATCTGTAAAAGACATTGTCTGTTCAGTTAATGAACTTCCTCAGCTAGAAACAACCAAGGTTGCTGGAGTAACCACCGTTGTAGGGATAGACCTAACAACAAGCGGAGGCATTAGTTAATGGCACGGTATGGTCTTGATTACTACAGCGCGTTAAGCTTCCCTCTAAGTTACTATGGTAGTGATAACGCTCTTAATTATGACGCTAACCCCGTCTTTGCTTTGTCCTCTGGGTATAACCAGTTAACCCTATTTTGGACAAGCCCAGTAGGTGCGTGGGTTAAGTTGCGTTTGGTAAGAAGCCCCTATGGATTCCCCGTAAACGTAACCGATGGGGATAATGTATTTGAAACCACTAGACGAGCAGACCCTCAGTTCTATATAGATAAAACCTCTCTTACAAATACAGAGTCAAAGGTCTTCTTCTATTCTATTTTTGTATTTGACTCTGTACAACTTTCTTGGGTATTAGCTGGGCGAATGTCAGGTATGTCAGTAAAAAACTACGGCACAGCTGACAAGATGTACAACTACTTGCCACAGATTTATAAGCTAACAACACCCTACATTGCATCTGAAGCTACAGATAACAATGATTTATATAATTTTCTATCCCTATTTGCCTATGAGCTAGACCACACAAGGGCGCTAGCTGAAATTATTACAGACCGTTATAACTTTGAAAGAATTTCAGCAACCTCTATTCCCCTGCTGTTAAATCAGTTTGGACTTAAGTACGAGCCAGAGATTGGTTTCCAACAGTCTCGTATCCTTGTTAGAGACTCTGTTCAGCTAACAAAAGAAAAGGGCTCATCACAAGGTCTACGAGAATACATAAAAGGATTTACAGGATGGGCTTGCCCGTCGCCTGTTGAGGGAACCCCTAACCCAACACTTGAAGGTCTACAGGTAAGTCACAACCTGATGTTGGATTACAACGACTCTTCATTTGAAGAAGGTATTGGACATTGGACAACTCCAGATAGCACAGCATCTTTATCCCAACTAGGTGCAAAGTCTGTTACCAAATACCAAGTTAATAATAACAACCTTCGTATGATTGTAGGAGCTCACGGCTACAAGATTGGAGATAAAATCACTATTAGTGGATTTAAGTCTCCTGGTTACAACTCCAGCACTCCTGTAGATATTACAGGTATTGACCCACTTAGCTACATAGAAATTATTGTTTCTAGTCCAGACATTGCTTTAATTGACGCATTTAATAAAGAGGCAGATGCCTACCCAACAGTTCTTCCATACCCAACCCCTTATGCGGAACCTACAACCCCTGCGCTATACCCAAATAAACGAAAAGGTATTCTATCTGTTGCAAACTCAACAGGTTCCCCGCAAGTTGTTACCATCTCCTGTGGAAGCACGTCACCAAGAACTTTGGGTATCCCTATTATTTCTGGAGACACTTATACCTTTAGCGTTTATAGCGCAGCCCTATCAGCAGCAAAAAGTTTTACAGCAGGAATAAGTTGGTACGACCGTTTCGGAACATTTATGTCTACTACTACAGGTAACCCTGCAACAAATGCCACAGGAGCCCTATCTACAAGAGCGGTGGTAACTGCCCCAGGTCCCTGCAACATTACGTTAAATCCTTTCTTTGCTACTGCAGGCTCTGGATATACCGATGGCGTTTATACAAACATTCCATTAACTAGAGTTAGCGGCAAGGTGTTTACAACAGCACCAAGAGCAAACATTGCTATCTCTGGTGGGTCAGTTTCTTCTGTGTCTATTGTTAACGGTGGCAAAGGCTCAGATACCACAACCATATTCTCTTTTGATAGAACATCTATAGGTAGCGCAGGTGGCTCTGGCTTCCTAGCCACTGTTAATCGTGTTCAGGAGTCGTATTACGCCGCTCCTACTATTGCTGTATCTAACGTTGCTAATGCCAACAGCGGTGAGCGTCACTACTTTGACGCAGCGCAGTTTGAAAAGGCTGGAGCTGTTACAGACTTTGATGAGGCTCGCCAGGTGCACATCACTATGAAGGCTAGCCGCATTAATGAAATTAAAAACCCAACCTTTAATAGTGCAAATAGCTTTGCACCTTGGGGTTTTACAAATGGAACACCAACAGCTTCAAGTGCTCAAACCGACCCTATTGATGACCTACTAATTATTGAAGGTTATCAACAGACTGGTGGAACTGCAGAAATTTCTTTGACAACAGTTCACGCTTATAAAGTTAATGATGTTGTTGTAGTAGCAGGGTTGCCTGCAGCGTACAACGGTGTGAAGACTATTACTGCAGTTACAGATTTTACAATTAGTTACACAGTAAGCCCAACCGCAACTGTTGCGTTTACTTCTGATGCAGGAACGATTGCTAAAGCTGGAAGCTCTTGTTTAGTAACTAAGCCTGCAACTGGAAATACAGAAGTTCGAGCGGCAGCATCTTCCGCTAACTACATGGACATTCATTATCCGTCTACTAACTACACCTTTAGTGTGTATGTAAGACGCGTTACTGGAACCGTTGCCCCAACTGTGCGCCCAGTCATCTACTGGTATGACAGCACTAAGACTGCTATCTCTAGTAACTTAGCTGACCTTGTAACAATTAATAGCTCCACTGACTGGTCAAGAATCAACACGACATCCGTTGCCCCTGAGAATGCGGCCTATGCAAGCGTCTCTATCCTATGGACTAATGGTGCGGTTAATGACTCAATCGCATTAGATAATGCTTTGTTTGAGAACAGCCCCTTTGTTCTTCGGTACTTTGATGGAAGCCAGGGCTTTGGCTCTACTGCTGAGTTGTTCTGGGAGGGCTCAGTCCCTAACCTAGCCCGTAGCCACTACTACAGAAACCGAGTAGCTATCGCTGACCGCCTTGCAAAAGGTGCCCTAGATGACTGGCTTGTAAGTGGCTCAACCTACGCCCTATACCTAGCACAGCCAAAGACGTAGTATGATGCTCCCATGCTGGAGCTAATACTCGTTGGTTGCTTTACTGGGTTCTTCCTGGCTACAGTGCGGAATCTAGTAGACGTGTTAAGTATTTTTATACCTACTTCCGTAATTAATGCCGTACTTTCAATTATATTTGCAGGCGTAGCTGTGTATTTAGTTGAAGTTTCAACTACTAAGCAGGCCATCCTGTGGACAGTAGCTGGGGCATTCCTGGGGGCAGCGCTCCTTGCAATTGTTGAGCGTGTGTCTACCTATAAACCAGCCGTTGTTAACACAGCCCGAGATTAGTGATAGGGTAATAGGGACCTAAGGAGGTCCTATGAGCAAATATTATGTTCTAGTGGCTGGTAAAGGAGCCACCAGTAGACAAAACGTTGAAGCGTTAATGGAAGACCATTACTACGCAAAAGGCGATGGCGGAACTGTTGTAATCGCTATTGAAAAACATGCAACACCATCACAGGTATTTGTTGCACAGTTTGCTAAAGATAAAAACAAAGAGATAGTTCTGGTTGCAAAGCCAGATGCTGACTTAGGCAGTATGCCTGCAGCATCAGTAGTTCATGATGATGAGCCAATTAAAAAATCTGTAGAGATAGTTGCTGGAGCAGACGCGTACGCATTTCTTCTTTGGGATGATGGTGACGAAGCTTCGCTTGCAGTATTGGCGTCTTGTAAAAAAGCTAACATTCCGTGCTATGACCTGATTAATGGGCTATCAGAGATAACTCCATCTGAAACACTTCAGGAGCCAGAGGCAACCCTATTCCCCAAAGCTGAGATGGTCACAGAAAGTGAGGAGACCGATGAGGAGGAAGAAGAAGTCGACGAGGAAGAAGACGACGACGAAGAGTACGACGACGAAGAAGAAGACTCCGAAGACCTTGAAGATATCTATGCGGGAGTCGAAGCGATAGCCCGAGTCTTCGCCCGAGTCTTTATTGAGGAGTGGAAGGCCCAAGGTGGCCCTAAGTCCTAAGACTCTAGGTGTACTCCTAGAGATAGCCGTTTATGGGGCTCCAGAGGGCGTTAAAGGCCTTTCTAGGGAGCTTGGGGTAGGTCGCGTACAGATTGACTCTGCCCTGGCTGAGCTGGCCTCTATAGGCCTTGTACGGCTTTCCAACGGTAAAACGGCAAAAGGGACATTCTGGTACAAAGTGGAACTTACCCCAGAGGGTGTAGCCTACGCCCATAACTGGATGACTGGTAAGAAACCGTTAGCGGTTTTACCGAACGGTGAAACCAGCATCTACATATCACTGAATAGCAATATAGCAAATACCTATATAGCAGATATCCCATATAGCAAAGAGCAGTATGGCTTATATGCTAATTCAGTTAACAAAAGTGCGGAACAGAGTTCCGCACTGAACGGGAAAGAAAACATAGGAGGAATCATGAGCTTGGGCTCAACGCCAATAGACCCAGATGACTTAGCAGATGAGATGAAGAAGGACAAGGAACGCAAGAAGCAGGAGCGCAAGGAGCAATCAGAGGCTCACTACCGCGACCGACAGCGTATCCGTTCTAGTCGCGCTGTGGTTGACTGGTCCCCAGCCGATGTTGTCAATCACTTCTCCGAACAGGTTAAGTTAATCTGGAACGTAGAGAACGTGGCGTTAACCCAACGGCCTAAGTTGGTTAGGGCTATGGACTTGTTCCGTATAGACAACGACACCAACGGTGAGATTGATAAATATCTTATTGATGCTTACATCTCGACAAAAAAGTTTGATAAGACTAAGTTATATAACCCAGAGGAAATCTTCTGGGGCTTTATAAACTGGGCTCCGACAAAGGTTGGCGAAGCCAAGCGTTCTGTAAAGGCAGAGGACCTAGATGCTGTTGCCGTTGCACGAGCGAAGAACCGAAAGCTGTTAGGGTTGGACTAATGTACAAAGTAGAAGAGCAAAAAGTTCGTCGTAAGATGTGGATTAAATCTTCCAACATCCCTAAGGCACGCCTTGGTTGGGAACTGGATGACTGCGTTGATACTGACCCAGAAGACATCGAACAGATACGTGGTTGGATTAGTTTGCTAGACCAAGGTGTTAACGTCAGAGCCTCTGGTAGCAGACACTGTGGCAAAGGTCTAATGATTGCGGGTAAGCCTGGCCGCGGTAAATCAACGGTGGCTGTTGCAACCATCCAAGATATCATGAGGCTATCGCCTCCGTCTGCCTTTGACGTAGAGGATGGGTTGACTCTTATCCGTCCTTGTTACTTTATGACCTTTAATGATGTGCTTGCTTTATCAGGTCGCATGATGGATAGCCCGACAGACTGGGAGGAGGTCCTCTACTATGGTCTCTTAGGTGAGGCGCACGACTCCTACAACATCCGAGTCCTAGTGATTGATGACGTAGGCAAGGAGCACGCTAGCCTAAGTGGGTGGCAGAAGAACGTTTTGCATCATGTACTACGTACACGGTTCAATCTTGGACTGCCAACCATAGTAACCACTAACGTCAGTCTTGACGACTGGGGTAGTCTTTACGGCGATGCTACCGAGAGTTTTGCTAAGGAAGCGTTTATGTATTTGCCAATGGTTACTAACAAAGGAGACCTACGAGAATGAGCAAGGTAATGGAAACTAAACTAGTACAAGTGTTTCTTAGTCAAACACAGTCACCTGGTCCTGGTATCTATGAAGTATCAGTGGACGATAGTAACAAGCTGTACTGCACCTGCCCTGGTTATCGTGGTCGCAATACTTGCAAGCATGTTAAGTTTGTAAGCGCACGCATCAAAGCAAACGGTGGCGATAATTATCCGTTAGAGTTTTCTAGCCGTGCGTCCAAAGACGATATAAGTAATGCCCGTTCATCAAAGGAAGCCTTTAGGGAGTTTGTAATAAACTTCGGCAAGATAGAAGTCTTTTAATGAAGAATGGGGATATCAGTAACGAACTCCCCAGAAGGATATTAGTTACCACAGACATTATTATGGATGTGGAGATGACAGTAAAGCGTAAGCTTTTAGTAATCCCATCCGTAAAAGTAAATAAAAAGTTTAGACGTGATGCTTTGTCCTATTTGTATATTTTTACAACTAGGGCTGGTTTTACCCTGGAACTTATATCCTTTGAGTTAGATAACGAAACTTTATCTGAAACTATGGATGCACTTGACAACATGGGTACTAACCCATTTAGATACTACACGGCGTATGAATCGGACAAACACTTGCTCAGCGAACTTCCCTATCGACCTGAAGTAGTTGGTGTAGTTGATGTAGACTCTCGCCTCTTACGTTACGGACACTGGGGAAGGACATTCGCTGACTTACAATGAACAACGAACTACGACTATTAAGTAAAGTATTAGAGAGCCGCGACCTCGCCCCATTATTCGACCGTGGTGTTAAAGACGCATGGTTTGTAGATGGTGAAGTAAAACGCGTATGGGTTTTTGTACGCGACCACTTCTCTAAGTATGCAGAGTGCCCAAGCCTTGAGGTAGTAACTCAAAACTTCCCATCATGGAAACAGCACGAGTCCCCTGACGCCCTAGAGTATTTAATTGACAGCGTTGTTGCTACACGCCGTTCCTCTTCATTCTTAAAGATGTTGGAGTCTGCCGCTACTACATACGGCTCTACTAAAGACCACGAAGAAGGTCTACGTATAGTTCAAGCTGGCATCATTGGTTTAGAAGAAGATGGGCTAGGTAAGACTAGCGATGTAAACCTTATTGATGAACCACAAAAGCGTTGGGACGAGTACACCTTCCGTAAAAACAACCCAGGGTTACTTGGAACAGCAACAGGGTTCCCTAGTGTTGACCAGGTTACGGGTGGTCTACAGCCTGGTCAGTTGATTGTAATTGTTGCTCCACCTAAGACTGGTAAGTCAACTGTTGCTTTGCAGTTTGCACAGAACGTTCACCTACAGGACAAGTCAGTTATGTTCCAGTCATTTGAAATGAGTAACCACGAACAGCAGACTCGTTATGACGCTATGCGAGCGCGTATCTCACACTCACGTCTTATCAATGGTTTGCTAGATAACGAAGAAGAAGCACGGTATCAAGCAAAGCTTCGTTCTATGGAGAACATGCGTAAGCCATTCTGGTTAGTTGACTCAGCCAACGGCTCTACAGTCTCTGGTATATCTAGTAAGTTGTCGGTGCTACATCCAGACATCGTATTTATTGACGGTGTTTATTTAATGATTGACGAGCAGACTGGTGAAGCTAACACTCCACAGGCTATTACTAATATTACCCGCTCTCTAAAACGTATGGCTCAGAAGTACAAGGTGCCAGTTGTTATTACAACTCAGGTTCTTAACTGGAAGATGCGTAAAGGTCAAGTAACTGCTGACTCAATTGGTTACTCATCATCCTTCCACCAAGATGCTGACGTCATCTTTGGTCTACAGCGTGAAGATGAAAACGTAGACGACACTCGTATCTTGAAGGTGCTAGAAAGCCGTAACTCTGGACGTATGGAGATATCGCTTATCTGGGATTGGAGCACAGGTACTTTTAGAGAGATTGACGTAAATGACATCTAGCATTGAAGACACACTAGAATTTCTGGGTTTAAAGATTGTCTCTATTAGGAACAGCGAAATACAACTTAACTGCCCTGCTCACAAAGAACGTACGGGAAAAGAAGACAACAACCCATCCTTTTGGATTAACGGGGACACTGGTTTATTTATTTGTTTCTCTTGTGATTGGAAGGGTGGCCTACAGACTCTAGTTAGTTACTTAGGCGGTACTATCGATGCAACGATAGATGTAGATGTAACAGTGACTAGATTAGCTGCTCGTATAAAGCAATTAATTGAAGGCGAGAAACCTAAGCAAGAAGAGTACGCACCTATTCATGAGTCTATGCTTCACGCTTTCAGACAGGTACCCGACGATATTTCCCTGAGTAGAGGTTTATTACCTGAGGCAGTAGCTAAATATGGAGTGAAGTGGAACCATAATCAGAGCAACTGGATTATCCCTATAAGAGACCCGATTACTAATAAGCTTCTAGGATGGCAAGAGAAGGGCCACAAGACTAGGTTCTTTAGAAACACCACAGGTGTTAAAAAAAGCGAAGCCTTGTTTGGGTATGAACATTACAAAGGTGGAGACATGATTGTAGTTGAGTCTCCCTTAGATGTTATTCGCCTAGCTTCCCTAGGTATACAGGGTGCTGTTTCTACTTACGGTTGCGCCGTTTCACATACTCAGTGGAGCATGATTAGGGGAGCGACTAGACCTATATTTGCTTTAGACAATGACGACGCGGGCAGGTCTTGCACAGAAGAGTTAAGGTTTAAGGCTATGGATATTGGTATGTCTTCCTGGTTCTTTAACTATGCACAGACCGACCAAAAGGATGTAGGCGGGATGTCTCGCAAAGAGATTGAGTGGGGTTTGCAAAACGCAAGACACATACTAGGGTATATGCCATGAGCAGCAGTGCTAAGTGGATGGACGCAGGACCTCTGCGTGACTACCTAGAGAAGGTCTCAGCAGAAAATAAAGAGCGAGCTAAGTATTGTTCTTTCTGTGATAAACCTACTGCAGACCATTGGGAAGCCTTAAGGGGCTCACCTACTTTAATAAGAGCATGTAAAGAGTGTTGTCCAGAGGAGCATTAATGATTATCGGATTGACAGGCTACGCACAATCAGGAAAAGATTCTGTAGCTAATATTCTTGTTAGCAACTATGGGTATACCAGAGTGGCTTTTGCTGACCCTATTCGTGAACTTCTATATCAGATGAATCCCGCAGTTAAAGATGGCGGCTATAGAGTGCAAAGCACTGTTGATGCCTACGGTTGGGACGTTGCAAAGACCGCGTTTCCAGAGGTTCGTAATATGCTACAGAACTTAGGGGTTGGCGCTCGCAAAACTTTTGGGGACATGTTCTGGGTACAACAAGCGCTACGTCAGGTAAGCCCTGAGGGTAATTTTGTTATAACAGATGTTAGATACCCTAATGAAGCTAAGGCAATTAGGGAGTATGACAACTCACAGATTTGGCGCATAAAGCGCAGTGGAATTATCCCAGTAAATGCTCATGCATCAGAGACTGCAATGGATGAGGAAAGAGTTGACCAGATATTTGTTAATAATGGTACGCTTGAGGACCTTAAGGTTTTAATTAGTACAAGAATGAGGGCATACATATGATTATGGAATACGGGTCCTGGGTCCTTGCCGTTATAGGTGTCGGAGGAATCTACTTTGTTGGACGTAAAACTATCTGGGGCTGGCTAGTGCTTCTTTTTAACGAGGTTTTATGGATTGGTTACGCTCTAACTACTGACCAGTATGGCTTTATCTTCTCTGCTCTTGCCTACGCTCTTGTTTATATTAGGTCTTATATCCATTGGTCTAAAGATAGAGTTAACGAGATACCTCTGTGACATTTACTGGCACCCTACTACCCTACCAACCTGAAGCCGTCGACAAGATGTGCGAGCGCGGTAGGGTTTTGGTTGCCTACGACCTAGGACTAGGCAAGACTGTCCTAACCATCGCTGCCATAGAAAGGTTGATGGATAACAAGAAAGTAAAGGAGCCTGGTCTTATAATTTGTCTATCCTCATTGAAATATCAGTGGGCTGGACAGATTGAGAAATTTACAGGTGGAACTTCAAAGGCTTTGGTTATTGATGGAACGCCGAAGAAACGTGCAGAACAATACGCCGAAGCAATGGACTGGCGGAATACAGGGATTGATTACATTATCCTTAACTATGAGCAAGTTGTTAACGACTGGGATTCCATCAAAGACTTACCAAGAGGATTCGTTATCCTTGACGAAGCCACAGCCATCAAGTCCTTCAAATCCAAACGTTCCCGAGCAGTAAAGAAGTTAATCAATGCGCCATATAGATTTGCACTCACTGGTACTCCGATTGAAAATGGTAAGCCTGAAGAGCTGTATAGCATTATGCAGTTCGTTGACGCCAGCGTACTTGGTCGGTTTGATATCTTTGATGCTGCTTTTATCGTAAGAAACTCTTGGGGAGCACCCCAGTACTACCGCAACTTGTCTACCCTTCACACTAAGATGAAAGAAGCTTCTGTACGTAAAGCGC